CTGGATCGGCCAGGTCAGCCGGTGGCTGCCGGCGGAGCGCTGGCGCGAATGCGGCGGCGACCCGGCCAGCACGACGCGCTGGCGCGGTTTCGCCGAGGAACTGGCTGGGCGGGCGTGTTATGGCGGGCTGGACCTGGCGGCGACGCAGGATTTCAACGCGCTGGCCTGGGTGTTCCCGCCCGCTGGCGGCGATGACAAGTGGCGGGTGCTGGTGCGGCTGTGGCTGCCCAGGGGGCGCGACGAGCGCGCGCTGTTCGACCGGGTGCGCCAGGAGCGTGCACCCTATGATATCTGGGCAGAGGCGGGCGCTCTGACGCTCACCGAGGGCGACGCGGCGGACCACGATGCGATCAAGGCGCAGGTGCTTGAAGATTGCGCGCGTTTTGATGTGCGCAGCCTGGGCGCGGACCCGTGGGGCGCGCATGACCTGATCACCTCGCTTCTCAACGATCACGAGGTGCCGGTGGTGAAGGTGCGCCAGGGCGTGATGCTGTCCTCGCCGGCAAAGATGCTGGAGCGGCTGGTGCTGCGCGGCGAGCTGGACCACGGCGGGCACCCGGTGCTGGCCTGGATGGCGGATAACGTGGTGGTGCACCAGACGGCTGAGGGCAACATCAAGCCGGACAAGAAGAACTCGAAACAGAAGATCGACGGGATCGTGGCGAGCATCATCGCGCTGGCGGCTTACCAGTTCGAGGAGCCGGAGGATGTCAAAACGTCGATCTACGAAGAGCGAGGCATCCGTGTCTTCTAATCTGCCCGCACTGCGCTCCACACCGGCCCGGCCAGGCTTTCTTGACCGCATGCGCGCAATTGTGCGTGCGGCCACGACCGGCGAGGTCGCGCGCTACGACATGAACGGGTTGCGGCAGTTCTTCGAGGCCAGCTTCGGTACAAGCTCGGGCGCCGTCGTCAATGAGCACACGGCGATGTCGGTTGGCACGGTGTTCGCGTGTGTGCGGATCATTTCGCAAGCGCTTGCGAGCGTCGATTTTCGCGTTTTCGAAATCGAGGGAGACCGCGAGCGGATCGCTGCGGATCACGATGTCGACAAGGCGATCAATGTCCAGCCGAACCGCTGGCAGACGCCTTACGAGTTCAAGCAGCTGATCGGCGCGCATCTGATGTTGCGCGGAAATTTCTATGCGCTGGTCGTGCGCTCGCGCCGGCAGGTCATTGCGATCCTGCCGCTTCATCCGGATCGCATGCGCGTCGAGCAGATCGACGATTTCCGGCTGATTTATCACTATGACCGGGCGAACGGCCTTCGCGAGCAGTTCTCGCAGTTCGAGATCATGCATCTGCGTGGCGTGTCGTCGGATGGCGTGGTTGGTCTGTCGCCAATCACGATGGCGGCCGAAAGCATCGGTTTGCAGATGCAGGCGCGAAAGCACGGGGCGCGTCTGTTCGCGAATGCCGCGCGCCCGTCCGGCGTGTTCAAGCACACTGGCGCGCTAAGCGACGAGGCCCATGCGCGGCTGAAAAAACAGCTCGAAGAGTGGTATGCGGGCGTGGATAACGCGCATCGCGTCATCCTACTCGAAGACGGCATGGACTGGCAGAGCGTGGGGCTGTCGCCGGAAGAGGGGCAGTTTCTGGAGACCCGGAAATTCGAGCGCTCGGAAATCGCGATGTGGTTCGGCGTGCCCCCGCATATGCTTGGCGATGTCGACAAGACGACATCATGGGGATCAGGCATTGAGGAACAGGGTATCGGCTTCGTGCGCAATGTGCTGCGCCCGATCCTGACCAATGTCGCGCAAGGAATGCGCCGGGACCTGATCCAGGGCGATCAGAAGCAGCGCTACGCGATCCGCTACGACACCGAGCAGCTGGAGCGCGGCACGCTCAAGCAGCAGGCCGAGGCGTACAGCGTGCTGCGCCAGATCGGGGTTATGAGCCCCAACGAAATCCGCAAACGGCTGGGCATGAACCCGCGCAAGGACTCTGGCGGCGATCGCTTCGCGACGCAGGCCAACATGGCCCCCGATGACGGCGGCGAGACGGAGGAAGGCAATGCGACTGATCAAGGCTCGTGATCCCAGGCCCAGGGGCTGGCAGGCGTTTATCGGCGCGGATGCCGGGCCGCGCGCTCAGGACAACGAAGAGCGCGATAATGTCATCACGATCTATGAGCCGATCGGCTTCGATTTTTTTGAAGGAGGTATGACCGCCAAGCGCTTCCGCGGCATCCTGCGCCGTGTGAAGGACCGCACGATCACCGTCAAGATCAACTCTCCGGGCGGCGATGTGTTTGAGGCGGTGGCGATCTATAACGAAATGCTTTCCTCCGAGCGGGTGTTCAATGTCGAGATCACCGGCCTCGCCGCCTCGGCCGCAAGCCTGATCGCCATGGCTGGCGACAGCGTGCACATCGGGCGCAACGCCTTCGTGATGATCCATAACGCTTGCGCGGTGGCAATTGGCGACCGTCCGGTGATGCAGCAAATGGCCGACACGCTCGATCAGATCGACACGGCCATCGCCGAGACCTATGCGGAGCGCGCTGGCGGCGATCCGGCGGATTGGCTGGGCGCGATGGAAAAGGAAACCTGGTATCGCGGATCGGCGGCCGTCGAGGCCGGGCTTGCCGATAGCGTCATGGAGCGCGAGAGCGACCCTGTGGCGGCCCGCTACGTATCGGCCTTTGGCAACGCCCCGACGGATCTTCCCGTCGCGGATGACGCCGCCGCATGGCAAGAGGTGGCCGCTCTGCTGGACGGCCTCACGCAAAAACTCCAACCACAAGGGGCATGATATGCCGGAAACCGAGATCAAGAACCAGATCGACAAACTGAATCGCGCCTTCGAGGCGTTCAAGACCGAGCACAACGAAAAGCTGTCATCGATCCGCCAGGACGTGCTCAAGGATGAAAAAATCGAGCGGATCAATGGGGACATCACGGCCTTGCAAAAGACCGTGGACGACCTCAACGAAAAGCTGGCCACCACGCGGGCGGGCGCTGCCGGCAATGGCGAGGATCCGCATCAGACCGCTTATCGCGACGCGTTCTATAGCTGGTTTCGCGGCCGTCTGAGCGACGATGAGTTCAAGTCCGAGGCGCGGAAATTCCAAGCGGCCATGCAGACGCAGAGCGACCCTGACGGTGGTTATCTTGTGCCCGAGGAAATGGACCGCCAGATCACCCGTGTGATGGCTGACCGCTCTGCAATGAGGCGGTTGGCTCAGGTGCGCCGGATCGGCAGTCTGACCTTCAAGAAGGTGGTCAATCTCGGTGGCACCGCATCGGGCTGGGTGAGCGAGCAGGAAAGCCGCCCGGAGACGGCTACCGCGACGTTTTCCGAGCTGGAATTCCCGGCGCATGAGCTTTACGCCATGCCGGCCGCGACCCAGACCCTGCTGGATGACGCCTTCGTCGATCTCGGCGCGTGGCTTGCCGGCGAGGTCGAAATCGAGTTCGGCGAGACCGAGGGCAACGCCTTCATTAACGGCACCGGCGCTGGTCAGCCGCGCGGAATCCTCGGTTATGACACGGTGGCGAATTCGTCTTATCAGTGGGGCAAGATCGGCTTTGTGAAGTCCGGCAAGGCGGATGGTCTCGCCGCCGATGATCCCGCCGATGCCCTGCTGTCTCAGGTCTATGCGCTGAAGGCGCGCTGGCGCAACAATGCGCGCTGGATCATGAATGACCTGACGACCGAGACGGTGCGCAAGATCAAGGATGGCCAGGGTCAGTATATCTGGCAGCCTTCCGTGCAGGTGGGCGAGCCCTCGACGCTGTTCGGCTATGCGGTGGAGCATGACGACCATATGCCGGATATCGGCGCTGGCAAGTTTCCGATTGCGTTCGGCGATTTCCGCTCCGGCTACCTCGTTGTTGATCGCCTTGGGACGCGCGTCTTGCGCGACCCGTTCTCCGCCAAGCCGAAGGCCCTGTTTTACACGACCAAGCGCACCGGGGGCGGCGTGCAGATGTTCGAGGCGATCAAGCTGATGAAGATCGCGGCCTGATAGCGCCTGGAGATGAATTGGCGAAACGCGGCGGGCCTTCGTGCCCGCCTTTTTATTGGAGGCTGTAATGCAACAAGGCGGCGTTCATTTCCGGGCGGGCAGTGGCGATCTGCGCGTGCCCGCCGGAAGCAAGATCGATGTCGAGGGCAGCCTAAACCTGCTTTCCGGCGGCAGCTTG